AGAGAGAAGCAAACTGGACACGGCCTTCGTCCTCGCCAAACTGTTGGCAAAGTAATTCTTTGACCTCATCTTCCATTTGTTTTATTCGATAGAGCCTTCGCCATTCCGCCATGGCGGTCATAATGGTGATTTCGTCTGTCTTGGTCTTAGTTTTGAGCTTGTATGCCTGGCGGGCCTTTAGTTCTGCTACGCCAAAGTTTTGAATAGACTCAACGGCCGCGCTTATTTCCTTGCCGGATTTAATGGCAGATTTTATGCCTTTGGTGGCATTCTGAGCCGCCGCAATAATTGGGTCGAGTTCCGCCATAATTCATTTGTCCGCCTTGTCGTTTAGCCTATCGAAAAACGATGACATTATGCTTTCAAGTTTGTCAAACCTAGCAATCATCTCTATGCGCACCTCTTTTAGGTCATCTCGGCGCACATAGATTTCTGGTAGGTCTTTTTCTATTTGATGGATATCTCTGCGCAGTTCTTTGACTGAATCCCAAATCTCTCTGGCAAACCATCCAACAACCGCAATGACACATCCTAAACCAAGATTTATAAGTGTTTGCCAATCCATATCAGGTTTTCATTATGTAACAGAGCGCGTAGTACGGAGGCAGATTGGCATTGGTTCCTGAGTTACCAGAATTGTTTACTGTTGTGGTTGTGGCAACCGTAATGCCGGTCGTGTTTGATAGCGTGCCAAAAGGACTAATCGTAGCTTGGTTTTGATATACCCCATTATTAAATCCTGTACCAACACCCCCAACACCGTGAAGATGGGTATGGCCTGGATCTGTTACCGCAGATGAGCTTGATGCGGTATGGTTGTGAGTTACAACAATTGCATCAGCAGAACCGCCAGTACCGTCCACCGCGTAGGTCGAACCAGCACCAACCACAAACCGGTCTCTTAGGTCTGGCGTTCCATTAGACCCGTTACACAAGACATAGCCCGCAGGGATAGAACCGATAGAACCTGACCACAAAAAGATACCGCCCGCAGGGATTGGGGTCGCAGACGGTGGGGTTGCGCTGACAATTCCATAAAGATTGTCGTAGGTTTGGATTGTTACATCAGATGAATCTTTTAGCACAAACTTATAAAAGTAACCTTCAGTCAACCAGATGTCATTAGGGGGTCTACCGCTGGTTCCTAAAATGATTGGGTTAGCGTTAGCCGTTAACCCCGAGCTACTGGTGTAAGTGGCCAGAGGCGTGGTTGATCCAGCCTGGTATGTATAAATCTTGCCGGCATTTAACGGCAGCCCATCGTTATTAAAAAATTGAAAACCGTTTCCTATCGGTGAGAGATTGACTGCCATGTTTATTTTCCTTTTCCAACATCTCTAAGGGGGACCATCTTTTTCTTTCCGGCTCTTAACGCAGATTTTTCCATAGCTTTGACGCCGACTGCGGTGCCTGCCGTTCCTCCAGCGCCGCCACCATAAAATGCGCCTGTTTGTCCGCCAAACAAACCGCCAATGCCAGCGCCAATACCCGTTCCAACAGTTCCCAAACTTCCAATTACACCTAACTTAATTAGGTTGCTGGTTTGGATTGCGGCACCAGGATAGGCTGGATCGTATTTAAGAATATGGCCAGCATCGTGCAAATCTTTTACCATTTGCGCAATTTCTGGGTCTTCCATCAAAATGCCTAATTTCTTATTGTTATCGTTTAAGTAATCAGTAACATTTTTGGCATTCCATTGGCCTTTATTTTTGGAGCCTTCTTCCAAAATACGGTTTGCTAAATGACCTTTAATTTCTGCTATGGCTCGGTCTGCCTGTGGCCGCACTTCGTCTGGCATTTCTTTCAACAGTTTAATAAGGTGGCGCTGCTGGTCCACGCTCATGGTCTCGACTGTTTTGGCTATCTTTTCAATAGCAACGGAACGATTCATTGGAGCCTTGGGGTCATAGTCCATAATTTTGGCTACGCCTTTGGGGTCATCAAATAATGTACGAATTTTGGTTCTAATATCGCGGGCATTTTTGTATACATCCTCGCCGGCGACTTTTGTTACATCATTGTCAATTTTGTCTTTTATTCGGCCAATAAGATTAGAACGCTCATTAGACCAATTTCCATTTATATATTTACGCAAATTTTCTGCTTGATCAACGGTCATCGGTTTAATGCGACCATCCTTTGTAAGCAAATCCGCTTCTTTTAAATGTGTTTTGATGCCGTTTCGTAAATCTATAAAATTTTGATTAACAACAAAGTTTGAATTTGTGTTTAAAAAATTTTGCAAATTAGTTGGATTTACTATAGGTTGTCCCGCTGCAATCTGTTTAGCCTGGTCATAAGCCTGGCTCATTTGAGTTTCTAAAACATTTTTGAAATCATCAAACGGTTTAACAATGGCGTTCCCGCGGTTGTATAAACTGTTTTCATCAAGTCCAATTGTTCCGCCGGTACGGCGAATAATTTGCTGCCCAAAGTTTTCTAGTGCTGCCCGCTCATTATCCAAGACATCTTTGTAGAAATAACCAATTGGCGCAGATGCTTTGCTGGTTTGGAATTCATTGGACGCGGCAATGCCATCCCCAAGAATTGAAGATTCCCTTGCTTCTGGTAAACCAATCCGAGACAAGACCGCCTTTCTGGCATCTTGCTCTGATAAATTAACCGCGCCTTTTGGCGCATATCTAATTTCTGGAAATGGTGTTTGGGTCGTTGGCGCAGGCATTGTTGCAGTCTTGACTGGCGGGGCCGGCGGCAATCCAATAGCGCCTCGTTTTGCATTGAGCTGCTCTTGGAATTCTGCGTAGGTTATTTTTGGTTTTGCCGGTGTTGGCTGAGTTGTGGGGATTGTCTGCCCTGGAATAGCGCCTTCAATCTTTTCGGCAGCTTTAAGCGCACCCCTTTGGATGGCCGGCGCAGCTTTAATGCCGCCGCCTGCAACCATGGTTCCCATCATGTTTTCCACATCTTGGACCGGCATTCCGGTCTTTTCAGCAATCCACGCAGCGCCCTTTTGAAAGTTTTCGCCAATAAAATCAGTAATCCGGCGGCCAACCTCCCCCTTATATTCTGGGGTTTCCGTTATTCCAAGAGTGCGGCCCAAGGGCTGCTCAAATGGTTTTGCAGCGCCGGTGCTAATTTCTTTGGCCTGGGTTGGGCTCTTGCCTGCTGCCCTGGCGCCAGCATAGGTTACCGGTTCAATAATGCCTGGAGCAATAGACCCCAGGGTGACATCAAATAAACTTGCAGCCGAGCGCCCAAATTGGGTCATTGGACCAGCCTCGACCATGTCTTTAACTTTGCCAACATTGCGGCCAGCCGTAGACGCGGTGTCAATTACTTTTCCAGATGCATCTACCTGGGGAACAGACGCCGGACCAAGAGCCCCCATGTCTGATTGTTTTTTCGACAGGCCCGCTTTAATAGCCTGCTCTGCGTATTCTTTTTTGGTTTGATTTAATGCGCCAAATAAATCTGTAGGCGCAGCTTCTTTAGGCGCTTCTTTAGGCGCTTCTTTTGATTTTTCGTACTCTGTTCTGGTTTTATTCAGCGCACCAAATAACCCGTCCATTCCGCTTGACGCAGCCGCTGGTGTAGCCGCAGCCGCTGGTTGGATGCCCAAGGTAATAAACAATCCCTTTCGGCTTTCGGCCGGCTGAGAGTCAAATTCTTCCGCGCTACTAAAAACCTTTTCCAGCATTCTGGTGTTGAGCGGTATGTCACCAGGACCTTTTAGACGACTGGCAATTGTTAATGCCCTTTGGATGTCATCCTTGGTTAGGTTTTTATGAACATATGGATCGCTCATCTTGGTTTCCTCGGCGGCGGAAGTCTTCCGGTTTCCGACAAACTCTTCAAGTTCAGAGCTTTTTGTTCAAATTCTTCTAATGCTTGCAAATTGGTTGGTTTTATTTTGTCGTAAGCCTTAATCTTTTCCGCAGGCGACAACCGGTCTGATGCAAAAATAGCCATGCCTTCAAGAACCCTGGGGTCCGCGTTGGCATCCCATGCCGCCCTGTATCCTCTGGCAAGGTTCGATTCCCCATATCCAGCTTCTAAAAACTTTTCGGCGCCTCTGGATTGAAGCATTGCATTAAATGCATCTGCCCGCAGCTTGGTCGCTATGTTTTTCAATACGCCTGGTGGAAAGCTGGTATTGCCCATCGATTGGGAAACCAGTTCTGTGGTTGCGTCAGTTTTGCCACCAATTGCCTGGTTGGTTGCAATCACCAGGTCAGCAATCTCTTTTTCAAGTAATTTGTAATCAGCGTCACCAAAAGCTGATCTTAATCTTGATTCAAGTTCTCCGGCTTTACCGGCTTTGAAGAATCTATCAGATTCAATTTTTTCAATAGTTTGCAAAACCCTGTCTACTCGGTCCATGCCGCCTGGAGCCATGGCTCGAAGGTCTGCCAGCTTTTTATAATAGCCTTCTCCTTCGGTCCTTGCGGCTTCTTCGCCAGGCGCAAACGGCCGAATATCGCCCGCTCTGCGCGGTTGGAACGGCAACGGAAATCCTGGTCCGCTTGTTGGCGTCATAGTTGGCGCAGCGGCTGGAGCAGCAACAGGTGCAGCTTCCGGAGCAGCAGGCGGGGCAGCAGCCGGAGTGGCATTTGAACCAAAAGCCGGAGCGGCAGCAGCGGGTGCGGCGGCTGCGGGAGCAGCAGCGGCTGCGGGAGCGGCGGGCACAATGTTCATTGGCCGCACTTCGCCGGTTCCTGGGGTCATTACCGCCGGACCAGGTAAACCAGATATTGGCTGAGGTGTACGCAGGCCCTGTCTTGATTCCGCGCTGATTTGTGACTGGATCACATTGTCAAAATATTGCGGAAGTTTTGTAGGATTGCGTTCGGAAATCATATTTCCCATCCGCATTAATTCATCAACCTTGTCAGCCGGAAGACCGGAGGCAATAGCTTTTGCGCGGATTTCTGCCAATGCCTCGCGGGTTTGATTGGAGTCTCCGCTGCTAATCCGTGGGTCGTTACGATATCCGCCAACCAGGCCCATCAAATTTGCCGTCTGATCTCTATTTAACTGAAATTGCGCTTGTTGGGTTTGGATTTTTGCTTGTTGAATCTGTTCCGGCAAAATTTCACTTTCGCGCTGGTACATTTGCTGGCCGCGCACAAAGTTCAACATTTCTGGCAGCGTCATTACTGCCGGCGGTTTTATTCCAAGAGATATTTCTGGTTTTATATTAATTGGCATGATTAGTCCTTAACCTGGTCCATATCCGGATACTTGTCCTGGTGATATCCTTATTCCGCCTCCAACACCCATGTTGGTTGCGTTTCCGCCCATACCGCCATAACCGCCATAACCACCAAGTGATGCTACGGGAGTAACGGCTGGGGCCTGTTGCGGCCGCATTCCATACATCATGGCGTAATTGCCAAGCTGGCCAAGAGCCCCGCTATAAGCATTAGCAGCGCCCACCTGGCCAGCAGCCTGGGCAGCGCCCTGGCCCGTAATTAGGCCTGTTTGTTGCGCCGCAAAGTTTTGGCCAGCCTGAACGCCTGTATTGACAGACTGCTGCCCCATTCCTGCAATGTTGGCCAATAGGTTGTAAATATTTCCGCGCTCAGTTTGGAACCGATTAAATGACTGGCCGTATTCGGTGGATGCCAGACCTTGGCCATAATCTTCAAGAGCCCGCAAAGTGTTGCCGCTTAATGCCCCGCCGCCCACATTGGCTAATCGCTCGGTGGCCTGAGTTCCAAGTCGCCGGCGGAATTCCATGCTGGGGTCCAGATATTGCGCAAACTGATCCGGCCCAAATTGAGAAGTTAGAAACGGTTTCATCCGTTCTATGTCTTCGAGTGCTACTTGGCCAATCTCACGATATGGCGCCAGGTCTGCCCTAGAAATGTCAAACATTTCCCGTTCTTGAGCCATAGCACGGTCGGCCGCAGCCGCTTGGGTTGCCGCCGCCTTTTTGGCAGCACTTGCGCCCATTGCTCCGCTAGCGACTGTCGATACCGCTGCAATCGTTCCGGTTACTGGATCAGGCATTTTGAAACTCCTTCACATAATCTTCGTAAGTCTCGCCATACAGTTTGGCGACAAATTCCGCAGCATTTGCTGCCCCATCAAACCCATGAACCAGGCGCACAACCTCAAGAACCAAGTCGTAATAACCAGCCCGCCACATATAAGCCTTCTGTAATTGCTCTCTATTATCTTCTAGTTTGTTAGCACCAATCCACCTTAAAATTAAACTGCTGACAATAGGTAACAAGTTGTGCGAATGAACCTGAAAAAATTGGTTTTGGGGCAATTCCACCATGACCTGGTAGATCACCTTTTCCTTTTGTCTGGGCTCGACCGGATCGTTATCGCGCCAATCATCTAGGCCTTGGATAACAGACCAAAAGTCCAAAAGCCACTTTTGAGCGGCCGGTGGCAAAACTAGGGGTGCTAAATGTGTTTCATTCATGGATTGTAGTAAGGAACCTTTTTAGATTCGCCGTTGACAGTAATTTCAATAAAACCCGCTGGGGCCGCAGGCAATGTGGCCGAACCGGCCGTTGCCGTAGAGGCGCTGGAAAAGTTCAATAAATTTAGAAAAAATAATTGCCAGGCGCGAGTCGGCCGCCCACTTTGGTCCATCAATTGACTGGTTGGAATCCGTTGATTTTGGGGGGTGGACATTAATTCTCTCCCGCCTCCGCCTTAAGGTTAGCCGACACAATGACCGCTTTTACTGGGTCAGAAACAGACACTTCAAAAATTTTGTCTCGAGACCAACCCAATCGGCGCCAGATAGCGCGGTTTTGGTATTTGCCCTGCTTGCCAATGCTGGTCCAGTATTCATTGCTCCAGGTAGATCCTCCGTCGTTGGACCACCGCAACATGGCCTGCGGGTCTTCTCCCTGGCCGGTCGATAATCCAACCCCAGGTTGGAATTGGATCTGAAGTTCGTGGAAATACTGCCTTTGAAGATCAGACACAAGGTGCGGAGCCCTGCGGATTCTTCTAATAGGCTGGCCATCATCCGTGTAATAGTTCCGGCTTAATTGATAAATCTTGCCGTTTTCGTAATCCCCGACCAGTATCTGCTGGTTAAAGAATGCGCAACAATTACCACGGTGGCGTTCATATTGGTTTGAGTTGTTTCGATATAACCATTTGTGCCATAGGCCGGTTGTGTTGTCGTAGGCCCATGTCAAGCCGTTTTCGCCAATACTTGGGAACGAAACCACATAAACTTCGTGACCTTCTAATTGATAAGTCCAGGCAACCGCGTCAGAGACATTCTGGTTCACTAGGGTGGTCTCAACCGCGTGGGTTGAGATCCGCTCTGGAAAGTACCCGTTCATCCGCACAACCATGGCCTCGCCTCGGTTGTTTTTAGACACATAGGCAAAAGAATTACCCATTCGAGACATGGACCATTGAGCCGCGATTCCCTGCTGGGTTGAAGTTCCTGGAATCCTAGTAAATGGGAACGGAACCGCTCCCGAGTCAATCCACACCTCAGATGACATTTCCCCAAGCAGATAAACTTCTCGCCGGTCAACAATGATTGATACCAGGTCGTCTGGAGATCCGTCTTTAGAAGCAAAAGACAGGGGGTCCGTAATTGGGCTCAATAGGTCAGACGCAGCCCAAAGCTGGGAATCCGGCTTGTTGTAAACAAAGTAGTTGTCGGTGATATCCACCGTTCCGCCGCCCTCAAATGCTCCGTCTGTGGATGGTAGGACCGTCCAGTTTAATGCGTATATTGTGGTGCTAGAAACAGTCTGAGAGGCGCTTACCGTATAAGTACCGGCGCCACCAGAACCTGTACCAAAGGCCTTGATAATCGTCCCATCGGTCACCCCGGAGCCTTCAATCGTCTGGCCTATCTTCAGAGTGCCGCTGGTCACCGCGCTAACGGTCAAAGTTGTGCCTGAAATGCTTCCGGTCACAATAGCGGGTGAGGCGGTTGAGTTGATTGCGGTACTCGCAACGGTCTGGGAGTCGCTAACCGTATAGGTTCCGACCCCTCCTGACCCAGTTCCCAAGGCAGTAATTACGGTGTTCTGGGCAATTCCTTGTCCAAAAATAGCTTGGCCAACCGCAATCGTTCCGCTTAAAACCGAAGTAACGGTAAGGGTTGTGGTGCTGATTGATCCGGTAAAAATTGCAGATGAAGGGTTAGAAATAAACCATGTGTAACGGTAGCTATTGTCCACAATGTAGACATTGACGCCGTTATCCACAATCCCAACGATTCCCGTTGAGGTGTTTAGTTGCCCAATCATTTTGGGCGTGTAATCAGACTCCATGACATAGGCAAAATCACCGCATACGGTGACAACCTGGGTACCGCCAGACAGGGTCCGAATGCCCCGCACTTCTTCCTGGTTTGGCAGAATAGCAACAGTTTCTAGCCCTGGTGTTGGGTATAGCGCCACAACCCCGCGCTCTCCCTGGGCCTTGGTTGGGTCCACCTCGGGATAAAAATTGATGCACTCTTGGGCATCCTGATATATCGATGGCGCCTCGTATGCCGCGCCAACGAATCCAAAGTCCGGCATCAAAAACCTCCGGTCAAAATCCAGCCTGCATCGGCTCTCTTGCCGACAATCAAAGTGTCCTCAAATCTAGCCACTTGCATGGGTTTCATGTTGGTCCGCTTAATGGTCGATTTGGCGTGACTAGCAAACCCGTTGATCATTTGGATCTGAGTTGGGCTGGCTTTTCCGTACATGGGCATGAGCCTCTCGGCTAGACACCAGCGCAAGCACATTAAATAGCCCTGCGGAATCACAATCTCGTCATTAATCGATGTAAACCTTTGGAATAGGGTATCGGCAAAGATATGCATTTCGCCTTGCGATGGGTTTGGCCAGACGATTATGGTTCCCAGGGTCTCGCCTGGCTGGTAATAAAGAGCCCGCGGCCAAGGTCCATTTAAAGTCTTTAAACCAATTAATTCGTAATTTTCCAGGTTCAAAATAGCAACCGGATAGTCCAGGCCGCCATTCAATATGGGTTGGCCATTGGAGTTAGTGTTTACTCTCACAAATGACGAATTAATTGACAGGGGCCTTTCGTAAAATGCCGAAATGGTAGTGCTGGCCACCGTCTGAGAAATGTTGACGGTATAGGTTCCGTCTGAATTGATATTGCCGCCTGCGCCAGAGCCAAATCTGGTAATTTTTGTGCCAGCCGCTATACCAGAACCAGACAAGGTCATGCCCAGGGCAATAGCACCGTCAGACACATCGGTGACCGTTAGGGTCGTTCCAGATATTGAGCCGGTCAGGGTGCCGCCAATTTGGCCGCCTGGGCCAATCGTGTATTGGGTCTGCCCAGCCGTCAAGGTAAAAATTATTTCGGTCTTGTAATAGACCATCATCTGCTCATTTGACCATTGATCGATCATGTCATTGAGCATATCGAATGCATCCTGGGCATCCGCGGGAGCAGGGGTCTCACCAGCCTCGAGCGCCCCTATGTCTTTTAGGGCTCGGGAGATGATGTCGATTGGTTGTGTCATATCGTCACCTTAAATGTTTCCACGGCCCAGGGCGGCTTGGTCGATTGGGCCGACCGCAGCGCATCCAGTTGCTCTTGTAACCTGTATTTTATTAGATGTTTACCCTCTTGGGTAGAGTCCAGATCCAGCCAATGGGAGACCTGATGTTCTGATGTATTTTCGTCCACCATGTGGGCCGTCCGCATTTTCCAATTACCCTCGGTTGCCACCGAATTTTGCTCATCTGACGCCTGGCACCAGTATTTGACGGATTTTAGAGCCCCGTCATCAATAACGGTTTCCAGAATTTTCCATTCAAAGGTCGGCACTTATTTTCTCCATAATCTCATCAAAACTCTCTGCCACCTCCCAAGAGTTGCCGTTCATACCGTAGGCAACCCGCACCTTTGACCCATCTTCTTGAGTATGTTCAAAGATTGACGCAATCAGGTCTGTGTTAAGGATAAGACCCTCACCGATGCGCCCCTTGGCGGCGTTAGTTAGTTTGATTAACTTCACGCAGTCACCTCAACCCAAGAGGTTGTGGCCTCATCCCATGAGTAACGCTTGGGGTTCTCGGGAGTGCCAACATCCGTTGGGTACGGTACTGGAGCATCCCACAGGCAAGTGTCCTCGTTTAGCAACCAAGACGCATAAGGTTTGGGAGGAATGAACGCATCACGCCCCGCATCGTATGTATAGCCTAGTCCCGCATAGTTCTTACGGAACGGGGTTCCACCTAGAGCGTGTACGCCGCCGTGGGTGTTATACGATGTCTGCTTGTAGACATCACCTGTGCGAGCAGAAAGTTCTGCCTCTTTGCCGTTGTCCTCGTCACGACCAACCGTGACAAAGATAACGACATTGTTTTCATCAAGTTTTGCAAAATGAGCCAATTGCTTCTCCTTATTTAAATGGTTTGCCAGTAATCCAGCTTACCAATGAATAGCGTGTTCCCTGTGTTACAGGTGTTACTTCATGTAATACATAAGACGGAAACAATGCTACATGACCTTGTTCCCGTTTCATTATTTGTGGTTTATCTTCAAAATAAAGACATAAATCGCCGCCTTTATATGCGTTTGGATCAGATAATTGCAAAGTAAATGATAATTTTCTAATTAAAGTTCCTGCCGCTGAATCGGTATGTTTTCCGTATTTTCCGTCAGGAGCAACATATTTTGTAAATTGAAATCCTTCGGTAGCACCAAATAAATCAAATTTAAAAAATCGTTCATTAAGATCCATAATTATGTCGGTCAAACGGCGATATGCCCAATTCAGATCATCGGATGGGTATAACCAAGCAACATTAGATTTGCGAACTGAATTTTTACTACTGTCATTAGTTGTAGCTTGATGCTGAGTGTAAAAATTTCCAATAGAAATAATTTTTTCACATTCTTCTTTTGTAAAAGCATCGTTGCAATATGACCAATAATGAACAGGATCAAGGTTAAATGCCCAAGCTGGATTTGGAGTTTGTATCCCTTCTGGTTTTAAACGCATCGGTATGACTTCAGCAATTTTTTGCATTTTAGTATTTACGAAAATGTTACCGTTTCAGAAGTTGTTGATGTAGCAGTCACGGTGTAAATCTTAAAGCCTGATACCGCAGTCGATAGCGAAGATGTAACACCGCCTGAAAAGGTGGCGGTACGAGTATCTGGAATTTTCATGATAACTACACCAGATCCGCCAGCGCCGCCAGTTGACGGTTGCCCTCCACCTCCACCCCCGCCACCGCCTGTGTTTGCGGTTCCAGAAGTAGCAGTACCGTTGGTCGTTGTTCCAGCACCTCCACCACCAGAACCTCCGCTT